GCATCTATTCGAGAAGTTGAAGCTTTAAATAGAGATACAGAAAAAGATGTACGGGACTCTCTAAGAGAAACAATTGACCGAATTGATGCAGATATGACTAAACTTGAGGATGATTTAAATGAAAGATTGCAAGAAGCTTTCGATAATCCTTTGGCAAATTAACAAAATAGTGTAATATAACAAACATTAACAGGAGGTTATTATGGCTAAAAAACTTCAAAAAGATAGTAAATATGCTATGGCTGATGCTGATGGCGATGGTGTTGTTACAGACGATGAACTTGACCGCCATGAAAGATGGGTCCGTTTGGAAAATGAAGACAAACTTATGGACACTCAAAGAATGATGGCCTGGATAGCTATGGGCGCTGTTTTAGTAGGTGTTATTATTCTTCTTACACCAATTGTTTCCCTGGAAAGATTGTCAGCAGCCGCTGGATTCTTAAACACATTTATCGTAGCTCAATTAGGTGTCGTTGTCGGTTTTATGGGCGCCACTGCTATTTCTAAAACAAAGGTAAAATAATGCTTAGTCTTTTAGGTGCAGCTCTTGGATTTGGAACGTCAGTTTTACCCTCAATAATTGATTTGTTTCAACAACGTCAAAAAGATGCTCAAGAATTAAAAATGTTAGAAGCAAAAGGAAAATATGCTGAACAACTTTCATCTTTAAAGTTAGATGAACTTAGCGCAAAAGCCGATATAAGCGAAACTGAAGGCATATACGCTTCTATGAGGGCAGCTAATGCTAAATCAGGCTTTGCAGCAGCTCTGAGTGGTTCTGTGCGGCCTGTTATAACGTATTTGTTTGTTGGTTTCTTTTTATTAGTTAAAATAACAACTTTAACATATGCAATGAATAGCGGTGCAGATTTTAAAGACGCGCTTAATGAAGTATGGAGTGACGACACAAATTTATTGTTCACAAGTATAATTAGTTTTTGGTTTGGGTCACGCCAATTTGCTAAAATGAGAAAGAATGCAAAATGAAACAGAACTTTGAAGAATGTATGGCGCGTCTTCTTGAACACGAAGGGGGCTATGTTAATCACCCTAATGATCCTGGCGGACAGACAAATTTTGGAGTTACACGTGCAGTCTATGAACAATATGTAGGTCGGCAAGTTATGGACGGGGAAATGGAAGGTCTTACTCACGATGATGTTTACCCTATATACAAAGAAAATTATTGGGCGAGACTTCGAGCAGATGACCTTCCTTCTGGGGTTGATTGGAGCTGCTTTGATTGGGGTGTAAACAGCGGAGTTAGTCGTGCAGCTAAAGCATTGCAACGTATTGTAGGTGTTGAGCAAGATGGTGGTATAGGGCCAATGACACTTCAACGAGTAGCTGAAGTAGAGCCAACAGAAATAATAGAACAAATGCACCATATGCGTGATAAGTTTTACAGAGACCTCAGCACCTTTGACACGTTTGGACGTGGTTGGATAAGACGAAATGATGAGACTAAAGAACAATCTTTAAATTTAATTAACTAAATTTATTATCTTTTGATACCCAGGAGTTTGCTTTACGCAAGCCGTTGTGTTTTCTCATTCTTTCGTTAGCTAATTTTGCAGCTTGTTCCCAGGCTTTCATTAATATAATTTCTTGTGGACTGTATTTAATATCTTTTTTAAACCCTCTGCTCTTTGTGCAATTGTTAATCTTTTTGGATGTCTCTGGGCGTCTTTTAATACGATTTCTGCTTGTCTTAGAGCGTACCCTATTTGTTTCCTCATTAGATCTTTTTGTTCCTGGTTCATATTTTGCTTCCCATTCTATGTTATTTTTAATTAGAGAGTCATTTAAAAATTTATAATTTATATGCAACAATCTTGCTGCTTCTGCTTGATGAACGTCAACTGATGAAAAAAATTTAGCCCAAGTTCTCATTAGATTTATTTTTTCAAGTTTATGACGTTTCTGTATTTGATCCCACGTTTCCATTATTTTTTCCCATTTGAGCCCCTAAATAAGCTAAAGCTTCGTTGTATTTTTTATTTACAGTTTTTTGTATTGCTCCAGGCATTGTATGTAAATTTGATAATTCTGTTTTAAACTGTTTTAAATTACTCATGCGGTCACGTTCTGAAAACTGCTTATCATTTGTAATTTTACTAAATTCAGTTAAAACTCTTGTTTCCCAATCAATTAATTGTTGTTGTTTTTTTTCTTCTAATTCTTTTTCTTCTAATTCTTTTTCTTCTAATTCTTTTTCTTTTAGTGCTGTTTCTTTGCGCTTAACGGCATCCATTTCATTTAAACTGGCATAAGTACCACCATGCAGCCCCAGAGAAGCCAGGGCGCGTCCTATAGCGGAAGTTTCACAATTTTCTAATGCAGATGTTTTATTTACGTTTGAGCTGCCGCGAACCTCCTCAGCCAATCCAGAGCCAACAACGTGACCGTCTTTATCTTCAATAGTTGCTTTAACAATAACAAACTTACCATCATTAAGTATAATTTCTGTTTTTATACCTAGATCAGTACCAAAAGTTTTTCTAAATATTTCAACACGCACAAAAACTTCAGTGTATTTTTTACCACCTCTCTGTGGTACACCTTTAGTTTCGTTAGCGTTATTAATTTCATTCATTGCTTCGACTAAGTTCATTTTATCCTCACTGAAATTGATCTGTTTCCTAATTGAATTTCTGCTCCAGGGACAAACTCTCCCTGGTCAAGTTGTTTTTTTATAGCTGTTAAATCAGGTGATGTTTTAACTGTCATAAGCTGCGTTGGTATTTGTTTTTCATCAATGATAAAAACTTTTTGCTTTGGTTTTGTTATTGTTACGGTCCCAAATGGATGTTGAACCTTTTTCTGGCTCATTGCATCGAGCAGCTGTTTAATTAAAATGTTTGTTGCGTCTTGCTTATTGTTTGCGCGTTCTGCGCGTTGTTTATAAGTTGCTGCAAGTTCTTTATTCATTTTTTCATTTTGTTTTGTTTCTTCGCGCAACGTTAGTAATCCACCCAAAATATCCATTGCATCGCATTCGCCATCGAGCGTATCGAGAAAAGTATCTTCATCATCTCCACACAATTCTCTAATTTGATCTGCTTTGCGTCTTATTTCTTCATAATTAATCCACATATTTTTTCCCTTCTTCTGTTATTTTCCAAATTATTTCGTTATTTTTGTATTGGTTCAACTCACGTTGTCCAGAATCTTCTATTAATTGAAAAGATAATAGTTCTGTTAAACGTGGTCTTATGCTAGTAATTGGCTTGTCTGCTAATTTTGCAATTGCAGTTCCTGTGGCTTTCCCTCCCATGCTCTCCAGGGATTGCAAAACAAAACGTCGCATCCCTACGACGCGCGGAACAACTCGCACCGCTGCGGCCAGTTCGGTGTCTTGTGGGCTGCGGTGGTGCATTTTTTTTATATCAATTTGATCAATCATTCTGTTTCCTTAATAGAATTAATTTCGTCAATAATAGCTTGTTTAGCATCGTCGTATTGACTTTGAACAAAGCCACAATAAGCTAATGAATTTTCATTTTTATCAGCTATTTTATCTATTAAATGCTGCGGTGCAAAACCAAGCGCAATATCGCCACTGTTAAAAGCGCGCAAAGCCTCATAATAAGTCATTTTTTCATTTGTAATATTCATTCTGTTTCCTTTACAATTGTTCCAAGACCTTCACAATTTTCACAATCATTAAATTTAAAACCGTGATACATTGAAAAGTTTGTTTGTTGCCAATCAGAATAACCCCAACCATCACAGTCAGGGCATTCCATTGTTTCATCATATTTAAATTTTTCAATAATCCAGGTCATAATGATAAACCGTAGATTAAAAACAAACCTCCGTAAAAAATAACAAACAATGATAAACAGGCTATAATGTCAGTTATGAGGTTTTTCATGCGTACCAACTTTCATAAGTTGGTGTGCCGTCCCAGATGTGTGCGTAGGAATAATTGCCGCGCAACCTGGCCATGTTGTTGTGAATGCGTACTTTAAAAGCATCTCCAAACCAAAGCCTGTCATCTGCAATCACATCTCTGGCCATTCCGTGGCTATATGAATCGCTGCCTGGTAATGTTTTCTTACCTATTTTTTGAAGCACTGCTGTGCATTTGCCAATCAATTCTTTTACTTTGTAAAAATCAACGTTGGTTTGATCGTAGCCCCAGGACTCATAAACAATGTCATTTACTTTCCATGTGTGGGGTTGCAGCGCTTTTTTACGTTGTTCTGCTTTATACTCTAAACGCTGCTTTTGTTCTTTGATCTCGTTTTTGATTGTGTTGTCACGGTTGCGTTCTGCATTTGCATCGCTGCCAAAATCATAATGCCAAGCTGGTTTTGCTTGTTTGCCGCGAAAACACTGTGCAAAATAATTGTTTTTGTGTGAATACAAACAAAATTCTAGACCATTAACGTCTGTTGGGATGTAAATCTTGGCCCCATCCAGTTTGTCTAATCTATAAAATTCTCTAGTTAGTTTCATTAAGTTCCTCCATGTGTTTGATTACGTCATCAACATACTTGCTTGGTGTCGCAAAATAATGTTGTTCGAGCTGCTCTTTGGCAATGGCTGGAGAAAACCCCAGCGCACACAACTTAGCAGCGTAGTCTTTTGGATTTTGGAATATTTCCATTTTTTTCCTTTCTAATTTACGCATTCTTTTTTTATTTCTGCTGAATTTTCGTCACGAAAAGACTCGTTGAATTGATTACGCCATTCTAAAATATCTTCGCCACTTCGTGGATTGGTTATGGATTGATAAGCACGACAGTAATTACCTCTAGCATAGGCTATTGCCCGACTTCTAGCTTTGCGAATGTTTGAATATACTCCAATGATTCCATCATGCTCACCAATAACTACGTAAACATTTTTCATTTTTTTCCTTTCTAATGTTGACTTGCTACAAAATAACAATTAAACCGATATCTAATGATAGTCAATAGGGTAATCCATAAAATATGGACAAAAAAGCAAAAAAAGGTGTAAGTCATTGATTGAAAAGAGAAAAAAACAGAAAAAACAGGAGTTTAAAGGCTTTTTTCTGCGTGTTCCAACGGATATCAAGGTTAAACTTGACTCTGAAAGTAAGCGCCAGGGAATCAGTCAGGCGGTTTTAGCGGTTAATTTAATTGATTCGGGTTTGAATAATAATCGCGTTATTGTTTCTGATCAGGGTGTATCGAGTTGGCTCACCAGGCATAAGGTTTAGAAATGCAGAGTGTTTATGTTTTAGAGCTAGGTCAGCCAGTTGGGAAAGGGCGCCCCAGGTTTGGAAAAGGGTTTGCTTATACACCTAAGAAAACCCGGGACTACGAAGCTAGATTAAAGGCAGCTGCCCAGGAAGCGATGTGGCTGAAGGATTTAGAGCCCTTTTCTGATTTTTGTGAGGTTAAGGTCAACGCTCAATTTGAGGTTCCTAAGTCTTGGACAAAGAAAAAGAAGCAATTAGCAGCACATCATTTAATTTATCCAAAGCGGCCAGATATTGATAATATTGTTAAGATTGCTTTAGATGCATTAAATGGGATTGTTTATTTTGATGACGCGCAAGTTTATCGAGTAACGGCATTACAAAAGTATGGTGACCCGTTGCTTGCTATCGAGGTTCATTGGAAGGTAAAAACCCCTCAGTCATGGAGAACCGAGGGGTTAAAGGTTTTGTAGCAAACCAACTGAACCGAAAGAAAGAACAGTGAGTATCTCCTAGCACATGCTCACCTTAAAGAAAAGGTAAAATAAATGGCAAAATATCCAGCAATGCCACTTTGGACAGACAGTTATATCGCTGATACACAACATTTAACGAATGAGGAACACGGGATTTACTTTAGGTTATTAATGTTTGCCTGGAGAACGCCAGAGTGCAGCTTGCCGAATGATGATAAAAGGCTTGCGCTCATGGTTGGTTTAACGCCTGGTAAATGGTCTAAAATCAAGCAAACGATCCTATCTTTTTGGACGTTAGAAAATGATAAATGGACGCAAAAAAAGCAACAAAAGGTCTTCCAACAGGTGCAAGAAAACGTTGAACAAAAACGTTCTGCTGGTAGGGCTAGTGCTAAGGCTAAGTTATTGATTTCTAACAAACAGGAGTCAACGGACGTTATAACGGACGTACCAACGGCTAGGGTAACGGCTCACCCAACGGCTCGACAACGAACCAAAACCAAAACCATAACTACTATTAAAAGAGATACTAAAGTATCTCCAAAAGAGCGTGAGTTATTGGAGGAGTTTAAGACCATTTGGGAGATCTATCCAAAGAAGGTTGGAACAGGAAAAGCGGAGCAAGCTTACATCAAGGCAAGAGGTAAGGTTCATTTTGATGTTATATTGATATCAATTAGTAATTTTATAGAAATATACAAAAACCAGGAGCAAAGATTTATTCCACTCTTTGCAACGTGGTTAAACCAGGAAAGGTGGAGGGATGAGTTAACGGACACACAATTTAAAGCAATGTCACAAGAAGACCAGATGAAATGGATACTAGCAGATGAAAGGAAAGAAATTGGATTACAGTGAAAGAACGAGGATTATTGGAGAATGGGTGCAGCGTATTCTTAGCCAGTACGATATGCCTGGAACGTTTACAAAGGATCGAGCTCGAACAGAAATGAATAACTTGGTTGAGGATATTAATTCAGAGTTACCAGGAGGTCTAAAAGGTGAAGACTTTACCAGGACTTTTGATAAGATGAGTATTTATATTAGAAAGAAAAACCCAGGACGATCATGGCCAACAATCAAAGTATTTATGTCAGCAGTAAAAGATTCAATAACAATAAATAAAATGATCAGTCAATCAGCTGCAATATTAAAGTTCGAGCCCGACCACATAGCAGCCAAAAGGATTAAAAGCGGTGAGCCAGTAGGAGAAAGCTACATTACAGGAAAAGGCTATCAAAGGCTCATAGATGCAAAGTTAATTAAAGAATCAGATGTGGATAAATATAAGAATGAAACCAGTTGAACTAAGAGCCAAAGATCTCAGGCAGTTTGCAATTGTACCGATCAGAGCTCTAAAAGATCCACGCATTAGAGGACAGACTTTAAGAGTGTTAGCAGCTTACTGTAGCTACTGTGATTTTATGGGAAGAACGTTTGTATCACAGCAACGAATAGCCCAGGACATTGGAATGACCAGAAGCGGTGTAAGTAACCATGTTAAGATATTAAGAGACTTAGGTTACATGGTCTATGCTAATCCATTGTGGAGAGGACAGCGCAGCACAAGTAACAGAGTTGTATATGATGTTAATGTTAAACTTGAGAAAACCATACGTTCCAGGCTAAGTAGTAAACAACAAATGCAAGTAGCTGAAGCAGAACACACAGCAATCGAGCAGCATAAACTGGATAAAGCTGGCGCTAACTCGGAGGATGTGAGAAGGTTATCTATGTTATATGAAGATTTTGAGTTACTCGTTAAGAACTTTTTCACCAGTTCAATTGCTCAAGGCTACTGGATTTCACACAAGGACCAGGGCAAAGCAACAATAAGTTTAGCCGCACAAGCCGTAGGGCTGCTTAAAATAGACAGAGAGCGCCAGGAATGACAAAAGATAGCCCGACATACCTGGCAACAACTAAAGGCCGCTGTATGAGCTTTAAAATCGACCATACCCTTGCCCCCTGGGGGTCGCGCATTACTGTACATATCCCCACAGAACTATTTTTCAAAATTTCATGAAACCGATTATCACATATCATGTTTATCCTGATGGTCTAAGGGTTTGGGTTGATGGCGAGTTAGTTGTTATTATTCCCAGGACTAAGTTTATATATTTGATTAAACAGCTTGTTAATGCTTTGTAAGTGCGATATCGGTAATAATATAATAATATGGAGGAAGTCATGAGTAAAATATTCAATGTTGTCCAGGCTAAACAGAGGCCAGGTCAAGAGAAGGTGTATTGGCATAAGGTTGGTATAGCTTTTGATAATGAGAAGGGTATGAGTATTAAGTTAGATAGTTTACCGACACCTAATGCGGATGGTGAAACTTGGATTAAGTTGTTTGAGCAAGATGAGAATAGGGGGTTTAAGCCATCTCCTAGTAGTGGTGATCTAGGAAAAGATTTAGATGACAAGATACCGTTTTAATGAGCAAGGGGGATAAGCAAAAGCCTATTCCACCTATTGGTCGATTTGGGGGCGCTCAGATGGTTCAGCGTCGTATTGGGCGCTCTCAGACTTTAGCACAGAATAAGGAAGCTGTTGCTTCGGAGTTAATTGCAATGGGGACTGCTAGGGTAACGGATATTATTGATATTCATACGGGTGAGGTGCATCCTATTGATAAAATACCTGATGAGTCTTTGGCAGCAATTAAAAAAGTAACGGCTGGTCCTCACGGTGTAACGATTGAGTTGTTTGATAAAGTTTCAGTGCTGCGCGTGTTGGCAAAGGCGTCAGGATTACTTGATGTGGAAAAAAATATTGATAAACCTTCAATTGTTGGCATTAATATGACGGGACCAGTTGTGACGTCTTATGAGGAAAAGGATGACTAATTTACCAAGTTTAAATTTAGATTTTTCTAAATCTGCTACTGTTTGGAAGTTTTTGCATGATTCAAGTTTTGTGCGTGGGATAATGGGGCCAGTTGGTAGTGGTAAGTCTTATGGGTGTGCTGCTGAAATAATGTTAAGGGCTGTTAAACAAAAGCCTTCTCCCAGGGACGGTATTCGATATTCACGATTTGTTGTGGTTAGAAATACCTATCCAGAGCTAAGAACAACAACAATTAAGACCTGGCAAGAGCTGTTTCCAGAAGATACTTGGGGAAATATGCGTTGGCAGCCACCTATTACGCACCATTTGAAGTTGCCAACAAGAGATAATGCTCCTGGTATTGATTGCGAAGTTATATTTATGGCGCTTTCTACGCCACAAGATGTGCGTAAATTACTGTCTTTAGAGCTTACTGGCGCCTGGGTAAATGAAGCTAGAGAGCTTCCAAAAGCTGTTATTGACGGGCTGACCCACAGAGTAGGGCGATATCCAACAAAAGCTGATGGGGGTGCTACCTGGCACGGTATATGGATGGACACAAACCCACCAGATTCCGATCACTGGTGGCATGATTTGTCTGAAAAAAATAAAATAACAGGGCGTTTTCCTTGGAAATTTTTTCGCCAGCCTGGGGGCGTTCTTGAAATAGCTGCAAAAGAATTACCAGAAAACCCAGAAGCAAATGGATTTGTCTTCTCAGGGGGTAAGTGGTGGATGGTAAACCCTAGTGCAGAAAACAAGCTTCATCTGCCTAGCGGCTATTATGAGCAGCTCTTAGGCGGTAAAAACGCTGATTGGATAAGATGCTACGGAGAGGGCAAATTTACTTTTGTTCAAGAAGGAAGACCTGTATGGCCTGAATATGATGATGAGCTTATGAGCGGCGATGCTGAATATGATCCAGAATATCCATTGCAAATCGGTGTAGACTTTGGATTAACGCCAGCGGCTATTTTTGGGCAGCGTACTGCTGGTGGTTCTTGGCGTATTATTGACGAGCTCGTTACATTTAACATGGGGCTAGAACGTTTCGGGCAAGAACTCCTGGCAACAATTGCAGCTAAGTTCGATAAAGCAGAAGTTGTTATATGGGGCGATCCAGCTGGTAATAAACGCGATGAAATTTATGAAGTAACCGCTTTTGACCACCTTAGATCTATTGGTTTCAAAGCAAGTCCAACAGATAGTAACGCTTTTGGTGTGCGTCGAGAAGCAGCCGCAGCACCTATGAATAGACTTGTTGGAGGTAAACCTGGGCTTATGGTTAATAAAAAATGCAATAGATTGCGTAAATCACTTGCTGGGGGATACTTTTTTAAAAGACAAAGCCTGGGCGCTGGACAAGAGCGGTTTAAAGATATGCCCGTTAAAAATGAACACTCACACTGTGGCGATGCGTTTGGATATCTAATGCTTGGGGGCGGTGAGCAGCGAAAATTAAGACGCGGAACCTACGGAACAACATTTGCTGGAGGACAAACATTCTCAGCAACAACAGAATTTAATATATTTTAATGCCACTTATACAATTCCCAGACATTAAAATAAACCAAGATGAGCAAATAGTACCGCTTATGTACGCGCATTTGCAAAAATTACGCCTAAAAGAACACGAACAACTCTATGCAAGCATAATTCCAAATTACCTGGACTATGTTTGGGATAGCGCAGACCCAAAATTAAGCTGGGCAGCTATTGGAAAAAATCGCGTTGTAGCTGTATTTGGGCTCAGATCCGTCTGGCCTGGACTAATGGAAGTTTGGATGCTGCCAAGTGAAGGATTAGAGCAACATGCGATATCGTTTATAAGGGGCTCAAAGTCTTTAATAGATATCGCAATAGGCGATTATGACGTAAATAGGTTACAAATTTGTGTAAAAAAGGATAATACCACTGCATTTAAGTTTGCCAAAGCGTTAGGTTTTGAGGTAGAGTCAGTTATGACAAAATTTGGACCAGAAGGTGCAGATTATTACATGATGGTGAGGTTTTAAAATGTCAGGATTATTTGGAAGTAGTAAAAGAGTTAAAACAGAAGAAGAGAAAAAAGCTGAAAAAGTGCAAAGTAAGCAAGATCAAGCTGATATTGCACAACGCCAAACGCAAATGAAAGCTTTGCAAGAACGATCAAAGTTAAAAGGTAAAGGTCTATTTTCTTTGTTTTCGTCCCAATCAGGCAGAACAACAAATACTCTTGGTGGTAGTAAATCTTTATTAGGTAAATCAAATCTAGGAGAGGTGCATTATTAATGACACAGATTAAAAAAGACGAAAGAGTCTATAAAAAGCAAGCTGTTGAACCAAAAAGAGCAAGAACCGAAACAGGTCAACTAAAAGGTGATGATCCTTCAACGCCAGATGTTAATGAAGCCTGGGAAGGTGGTGTAGCACCAAAACCTAAAAAGAAAGCAAAAAAATCCTAATATGATTGGAATTTAGTATGGCAAGGTTAAATGTTACCCAGGTAATCGAGCGAGAAGCAAAAGCGCAAACCAGAAAAGATCAATGGAGATCTATATACCAGGACTGCTATGAATTTGCATTGCCCCAAAGAAATTTATACGGGGGTCAATATGAAGGTAGCGTTCCTGGTCAAAATAAAATGGAACGCGTTTTTGACTCTACAGCAATTCACGCAACACAAAGATTTGCTAATAGAATACAAGCTGGTTTATTTCCTCCTCAAAAAGAATGGTGTCGTTTAGAAACAGGCAGCGCAATACCAGAAGAGCAAAAACCAGAAGCCCAGGTAGCATTAGACCAATATACAAACAGAATGTTTGAACTATTACGCCAAACAAATTTTGATCTAGCAATGGGTGAGTTTTTGTTAGATTTATGTGTTGGAACTGCTGTTATGATGGTAACGCCAGGAGATGAGTCAACGCCCATAAGATTTACGCCTATACCACAATATCTTGTTGCAATCGAAGAAGGTACATATGGCAATGTAGATAATGTATATAGAAAACTAAAAATGAAAGCGGAAACTATACCGCAAGAATTTCCAGATGCAGAAATAAGTGTAGAGCTCGAACAGGTAATAAGAGATAATCCATCAAAAGAAATAGATTTAATAGATGCTGTTATTTTTGATTACGAAATGGGTATATTTTGTTATCATGTTATTTGGCCAGCAAAAAAACAAGAACTCGTGTATCGAACATTAAAATCTTCACCTTTTATTGTTGCCAGATATATGAAAGTAGCTGGAGAAATATATGGTAGAGGGCCGCTGGTAACAGCGATAGCGGATATAAAAACACTTAATAAAACAGTAGAACTTGTTTTAAAAAATGCGTCACTTGCTATTTCAGGTGTTTATACAGCAGCAGATGATGGCATTATTAATCCTCAAAACATTCAGATTGCTCCAGGGGCTATTATTGGCGTTGCGAGAAATGGTGGTCCCCAGGGAGCATCGCTTGCGCCTTTGCCCAGGGCTGGTGATTTTAATGTAAGTCAAATTATAACAAATGATTTGCGTATGAATATTAAAAAGATATTAATGGATGATACATTGCCGCCAGATAATATGTCTGCAAGATCTGCAACAGAAATAGCAGAACGATCCAGGGAATTAGCAACAAATCTTGGTTCAGCGTTTGGTCGTTTAATCAATGAAACAATGATGCCAGTAGTATCAAGAATATTATACATTATGGATCAACAAGGATTTATTGATTTACCATTAAAAGTAAATGGTGTTGAAGTAAAAATCACACCAGTAGCACCGTTAGCTCAAACACAAAGGTTAGCGGAAGTTAATGAAGTTGTTCAATTTATGCAAATAGCTGGATCATTAGGACCAGAGGGTCAACAATCTTTATCAATTCCTAGAATAACAAGATTTTTAGCAGAAAAAATGAACATAGACCAAGACTTACTTGCAACTCCAGAAGAACAACAACAAATGATGGAAGCTGCACAAGAGCAAATGATGGCTGAACAACAGGCACAAATGGCTAACGATGGGGGAGCAACAATGGAAGCTATGCAATGAGTTTAAAAGAAGGCTGGGAGGGACTTAATCCAGCGCAAAATAATACGCCTAAAGTAGATGAAATAGACCTACTTTATGGAAAAGTGTTTAAGAGTGCTGAAGGGCAAAAAGTATTAAGCCATCTTCGATCTATCACTATTGAACAACCGTCCTGGCATCCTGGAGAAGACGCAAGCTATGGTTATGCGCGTGAGGGAATGACAGAACTCGTTAGAAAAATTGAAAAAAGAGTGGAGAATAGTAATAATGTCTGAAGAAGAAGAAACACCAATTGTAAATCCAAATGCAGAAGTAGAAACAGAAAACCCAGAAGAGCAGCCTATACCGTTGCATGAAGATTCAGAACCAATGGAAACGAAGCCAGAAGTTGAAGAAGCATCTGAAGAACGTCCAGAATGGTTTCCAGCAAAGTTTTGGGGGGAAGAAGGCGCTGATAACGAAAAGTTAGCAAAAAGCTACACGGAATTAGAAAAGAAATTCAAAGCTGGCAAACATAAAGCGCCAGAAGAATATGATGTATCTAATTTAATTGACCAAGGTTTAGACAATGAAGATCCTTCATTAAACATCTACACTGAATGGGCAAAAGAAAATGGTGTTAGCCAGGCTGCATTTGAAGATTTAGCAAATAAAGTTTTTGAAATAAGTAAGCAAGAAGAAGAAAAGATTGCGTATGATAAAACGCAAGAAATGGCTAAACTTGGAGAACGTGGCCAGGAGAAAATACAAATGGCCGAAAGAATTTTGCAAAAAGCACCATTATCAGTAGCAGAAAGAGAAGCAATTGCTTTTTCTTTAACAAGTGCTGATTCAATAAACGCTTTTGTAAAATTACATCAATCAATTACAAATGAAAGTATTCCAATTACACCTGTAGTAGAAGCGCAGCAATTATCAAAAGAAGATTTACAAGCTGCAATTGCTGACCCCAGGTGGAATACAGATCAAAACTTTAGGCAGAAATATGAAAAACAATGGTTTTCTAATCCTTCATAAGTCTTGATTTAATAAAATTTTTTTGTTATCCCTTAATAGACGGTTAACCGCTTGGCCCGTCTATACAGTAATTCTGTTGGTTAGCGCAGCCACAATACGTTAGCGAACCGCCCGATTACGGATAACGGATCGTGTCATAATCGAAACCTAAAATGGAGGTATCTGCTATGGCGCAGAACGTCACTACAGCTTTCGTTACTCTTTTTGAGTCGGAAGTTAAGCAAGCATATCAAGCGGAAGCAATTCTTCGCGGAACTATGCGAACTCGTACTGGTGTAGCTGGTAATACCGTTAAATTTCCAAAAATCGGAAAAGGTGTTGCTACTGTTCGCGTTCCTCAAACGGACGTGACACCACTAAACGTGACATATTCACATGTCACATTAACCATGTCGGATTATATCGCAGCTGAATATTCAGACATCTTTCACCAATCACACATCAATTTTGATGAAAGACGTGAGTTAGTGCAAGTTGTTGCTAAATCAATTGCAAGACGCATGGATCAACTGTGTATTGATGCACTTAATGCTGCTTCAGGAACAAGTACTGTTGCAACAACAGTAGGTGGGTCTGGTACTAACATGAATGTTGAAAAACTAAGAGCAACTGCAAAACATCTAAATCAAAAAAATGTTCCAAGCGAAGGGCGTCATTTGTTAATGCATGCTTCTCAGCTTGATGCGTTATTAGGTGAAACAGAAGCAACTAGCTCAGATTTTGCAACTGTTAAGGCTCTTGTTCGTGGAGAAATTGATTCTTTCATGGGCTTTAAGATCCTTACAATGGGAGATCGTGACGAAGGCGGTATTCCAAAACCTAGCACTAGAACCTGTTTTGCTTGGCATACAGATTCAATGGGTTATGCGGAATCAATGTCACAGAAGAGTGAAGTTAATTATATTCCAGAAAAAACTAGCTTCTTAGTGTCTTCAATGTTCTCTGCTGGTTCACATGCAATTGACGGTGAAGGCATCGTTAAAATTCATTGTACAGAATAAGGAGAACTATACATGGCATTTTCAACAACAGGTTGGTCAACCATCGCAGCGTCTAAGCGCGGTAATGCTCCAGCAATATACAGTTACATAAGCGCTGATGCTAAAGCGACTGTAACTGGTGCAAACTACTTTAATAGTTTGTCAGATACTTTAGCAGTAGGGGATTGGATTTTTCATTATGATTCAAACACGCCTACGGCTACTGTTTCTGTTGTCATATCAAACTCTGGTGGAACGGTTGACGTTTCTGCTGGGACAGCGATTGGCGTATCATAAATATTTTGGGGGGCTGGATTATTGGCCCCCCAAACATTAAAGGAGTGAGTAATGGCAACTGGTGATACAGATATTTCAATTTGTTCTGATGCTTTAATCCTTTTAGGATCTACCACAATAAGCAGTTTTAGCGAGGGTACAGATTTAGCGTCAGCATGTTCCAGGTTATATCCAGATTTAAGAGATACACTTATAAGTAGATATCCTTGGTCTTGGTCTTTAAAAAAAGTACAGTTAGCCAGATTATCAGCTGCTCCAACTAATGAATGGAAATATGCTTATCAATTACCTGGGGATATGTTAACGGGCGTACTTGCATTATTTTCTAGCAATTCAAGTTCTGCTCAATCCTTAAATTCTGGTTGGGAAATATACGGTGATCAAGTTTTTACAAATTTAGAAACTGTATATATTGATTACCAAGCAACTGTAACAGAAGCAGATTTACCAGTATATTTTGTTAGATTACTTAGGACAGCATTAGCTGGAGAGTTAGCAATACCTGTAACAGATCAGTCTCAAAAAGCTGATTATTTTCGTGGTATAGCTGTTGGAACGCCAGGAGAAAGTGGTCGGGGCGGTTTATTTAGAGAAGCGGCAAACATTGATTCCAGGGGGCAAATTAATAAAGTAGTACAGGATTATAGTTTAATTGATGTGAGAAACTAACATGAGGATTACACAGTTCCAAACAAACTTTTCTGTTGGCGAAATTGATCCTTTAGTAAGATCTCGAACTGATATTGAGCAATATAATAACGCTTTAGAAGAAGCAACAAATGTATTAGTGCAGCCGCAAGGTGGAATAACAAGGCGTGATGGACTTAAATATATTGCAACAATTGCTCAAGGGACTGTTTATTCAAAATATAAATTAATTCCTTTTGAATTTAATGTATCAGATAGTTATATTTTAGTTTTAACATCATACAATACAACAGGTAGAATATTTGTTTTTAAAAATGGTGTTCAACTTACTGTTAATGGAGCTAATTTTATAACTTGTGCTGGTATTACACCAACTATGGTTGATGAAATAAACTACACACAAGCAGTCGAAACTTTAATTTTATGCCATGAAGATCTTGAAACAAAAAGATTAGTTAGAAACAGTGACACAAGTTGGACATATGAAAATGTACCTTTTACTAATATTCCTAAGTATGCTTTTAATTTTGATACACACAATCCTAATTTTTCAATTACTCCGTCAGCTACAGAAGGTAATATCACAATTACAGCATCTTCGGTCAGCACTGAGACAGGCCAGGCTCAAGGGGGAACCGCAAATACGATTACCGTAAAAAGTTCAAGTTCATACGCTGATAATTATCCAAATGGTATGTTTATTACATTAACGTCTGGAACAGGCTCAGGGCAATCAAAGCATGTAAAAAGTTTTGTTGCTTCTTCAAAAGTTTTAACAGTGTTTACAAATTGGACAACAGCTCCAGATAATACAACCCATTATAAAATAGAAGCGTTTGCTCCAGCAGCAGTTGGTGAATATGCAAGCGTTTTAACAACATTTGGTAGAGCAAGGTATGTAGAATTTGTATCTGCTACAGAAATGAAAGCCGTTGTAGAAACACCATTTTTTGACGCATCTGCCGTTGTTGCTGGCAATTGGGAAAGTGAACATGGATATGAGGATACATGGTCAAACACAAGAGGTTGGCCTAGATCGTCATGCTTTCATGAAGGTAGGTTATATTTTGGAGGGTCAAAAACAAGATCGAACACTGTATGGGGTTCCAGGACAATAGACTATTTTAACTTCGAACCTGGAACGGGTTTAGCTGATGAATCAGTAGAAGCAACAATAAATACAAATCAATTAAACGCTATTGTAAATGTTGTTTCAGCTTCAAATTTAAGAATATTTTCAACAGGTGGTGAGTTTATTATTCAACAAACTGATAATGCAGCAATTACGCCATCAAATTTTTTAGTAAGACCGCAAACGCAACTTGGATCTAAACCAGGATTACCTATTGAAAACTTAAATGGCGCGTCAGTTTTTATTCAAAGACAAGGTAAAACATTAAACGCATTCCAATACACTGATTCTACAGCATCATATCAGGTGCAATCATTGTCTGTATTAAGTTCGCATTTGTTAAAAACACCAATTGATATAGCGTCTGTTCGAGCAACATCAACAGACGAAGCAGATAAAATTTATATTGTAAATGGTGATGATGGGTCGTTAGCGGTGTATTCTATTTTAATTGGTCAAAATGTTATAGCGCCATCCAGGTTTACAACAACAGGTACATTTATAGCAGTTGGCGTTGATGTATCAGATGTGTATGTTATGGTAAAAAGAGAAGTGTCAGGGCAAGCTATACAATGGAATTTAGAAAAATTTGATTCTACATATTTATTAGATTCAGCAGAAAAAGGAGAGGGAAGTTTTCCAGATACAACGTCTGGCCAATTAACTCAATTAATTGGTTTCACAGTTAATATTGTAAGAGATGGATTGGTTGATCCAACACAAGTTGTTCCAGCAAATTCTATTATTACGTTTGCTTCTCAAGCAACTGCATCTTGGGAGGTTGGTTTAGATTTTACAGTCAGTGCAAAAACAATGCCAGCAGAACCAACGTTACAATCTGGCTCAACGCAAGGGGTGCAAAAAAGAATTTTGCAAGTTGACGCTTTAGTACATGACACACAAGATTTAAAAATAAATAATCAACAAATAGCTTTTAGAAGTTTAGGCCAAAGTTTAGATACACCAATAAGCGAATTTACTGGAACAAAAACAGCGCATGCTTTACTTGGGTATACTAAATCAGGTCAAATTACGATAACGCAAAGTGTTCCATTAAAAATGAATGTTCTTGGATTAGAATACAAAATGAGTGTAGGGAATTGATATGCAATTAGCTTTAGCTGGAATAGGTATTGTTGGAAAATTAGCAGAAGGTAGTGCTAGGCAAAGGGAATATAATGAAAAAGCTGCACAAGAAAAGCTAAGAGGTAATTCAGAAGCGCTTGCTTACAAACAGCAAGGAGTAGCAGCTTTAACTAGATTAAATGAAACACTAGCCACAATTATTAATAACGCTGCTTTTGGTGGTGTTGACCCAATGTCTGGGTCAGCAAAGACTATACAAAACACAGCAATGGCAGAAGGTATAAGGGAATTTAATTTAGCGCAAGACAATGCAATTTTAGCGTTAGGACAGGCAACACATCAAGCAGCAATATACAAAGGCGCTGGTCAAACTGCTCGAACAACGTCTTATCTAGGTGCAGCAGAAACAGCAGTAGATTATGGAATAAGAGCGCACTCAGTTGGAAAAATAATTATTTGAGGTTACAATGGCTTTACTACCAAAATATCAACGTTTAGGAATACAAGCTCGTCAACCTCGATCTATTGATTTTGCTGATGCCAGGGAAAGTGCAAGATTAGGCAGTGATATTTCACAATCTGTTGGAAGAATGTCACAATTTCTTTTTAAAAAAACTGTGGAACAAGAAACATTATTAGGCCAGGAACGTGTTCGTAAAGAAGGAAGTGCAGCTACTTTAGAACAATTACAAGCTCAAGGCGGTGCTAAAACAATATCAGAAAAAGCCGCTTATGAACTAGGGGCTCGATTGGCTATTGCTGAAATAGAAACAGATGCTCAAGTGCAAATTAATAATGTTTTGGCTGCTGGAGAATTAAACAACACGCCAGCGTCAGAAATTAGTCAACAGTTAGCAAATATTAATGATGGGTTTAGTGAAAGTATAAATGTATTTGACCCTGTGGCTGGCTCTGTTCTTCAGCAAAAATTGTCTGGTAGAACTGATTTAGCAATGAATAAATACAATACCTGGCAATCAGCAAAATACGCTAAAGAATTGCAAGAAAAAAATTACTTAAAAATGGGTGTTTTAGCTGATGACGTTATAAACAATTCAGTAATGGATGGAATGAACCCAGATAACATTGCAAAATTAATTGCTAATAATAAACAAATTTTATTAGATCTTCAAATTTCAGAAGCAGATGTAAATGAATGGGCAGAAAAAACATATAAATCTGCTGTGCAAAACAACACATTATTTAGATTTAATCAAATGACAATTTCTGAACAAGAAGAGATTTTAGAAACATATAAAGCAAAACCATTGCCAGGCATGAATTTAGTAGAAACTGATTTGTTTATGAACCGTTTAAAGGTTGATTATAATAACAATATTAGAAAACAAACTGGAGCAAAAAATAATTTAATAACAAGGATTAATGAACAAGATACAATTTTAGAAAATGGCGGCATGCCAAGTTTAGAAACAATTGAATCTTTAAAAAATGAAATAAATCAAAACCCATTTGGAAATAGGCTTAATCAAAATATAAATAATTTAGAATTTAAAATGCAATTAGCTCAAAGTTTAAGAAAAATGAGTCCAGAAGAAGCGCAAAATAATTTAATACAATTAGAGCAAGGATTGCCTGGATATGGAGAAAAAGGAAAAGATACTACCTATGAAATTGAAGTTTCTAAATTTGCTACAAAAATAGTCAAAGAAATAAAAGAAATTGCAAAAGAAGCCGATACAAAAGAAATTAATAATTTATTAATGAGTTTAGAACCTATCGAAAAAAGATTAGAAGTAGCTGAAAATCTTGTAAAAGAAAATAAAAAATTAAAACCAGAAGATCTTCCTAACAGTCAAGATATTTATGATTGGCTTAGTACAATTGAAAAATTTGATGAAATTTATAAAACAAAATACAATGAATTAATGCCAAGAATAGACAAATTAAAGTATATTTTTGAAATACAAAACAAAATGGCTAAGATGAACCCAGATCAAATGAGTGGTTTTGTAATGTCTTTAAATGAAAGTTTAGACAAAAGAGCTAGTCCTTATGATTATGAAAATGTTACATTAAGGTTAGAAGGTTTAAATTTTGCAAAAATATTGCAAACTAATAAGGTAAAAGCATTAGAAACTGATCCGATGGGATATGCTATTAAATCTGGTGTACTCAGTGTAAAACCAATTGATTTTACAAATCTATCCGACTCATTAGCACAAAGACGCAACGAAGCTGCCCAGGTGCAAGAGTGGGGTAATTTTGATACTATAACTTATTTAACAAGTGATGAATCAGAATTGTTATCAGAAGCTTTAGGCAAAGGATCTTTAGATGAGCAGCTGACAATTTTAGCTACAATAAGCGAACAAGGGTATGATTTTTCATTAGGTGTTTTTGAAGAAATAGCAAAAAATGCACCAGAGTTAGCAACTATTGGCGCTTTGTTAACAGTTGGAGAAAAACAATCTGCTTTGTTAGCTTTAAAAGGCATTGAATTAAATAAAAATGGATTTAAGCCAATTGAATTTACTGAAACAAATAAACGAATTGGTTTGTATAATACGTTTGGAAAATCAATGATTGCTACTGGAAACGGAATGAAAAATGTTTCTGAAACAGCAAATTTAATATATTCTGCGCTAGCTGATAAAAATCAATTAACATTCTTCAATGAAGAAACATATGAACAAGCATTGCAACTAGCAACTGGCTATAATGTAGAAAATGAAACTGGAGGTGTGCAAGTAGTACGGGAAAATAAAACACTTTTACCTCCTGGTATAAGCGTTGAAGAAATTGAAAATAAATTAGAAAATATAACAGTTGAATCTATTATGAATGCTAGCCCTACAAATCAAATAATTGACAAAGATTTAGCTAAAGAATTAAAAACTGAGCGATTAGGGTTTCAGGATTGGAATATACAAGCAATTGGGGGAAACCAATATGTGTTTGTGTATGCTGAAGAAGGTGAATATTCAAACAATCCTCAATATGCGTCTGATGTTAATGGAGAATTATTAGTAATTAATTTATTAGATTTTTTGCAAAAAACTTCTAATGTTAATAAATCTGTTCCATTAAACGCAGTGTTTCGTTAACTTAGGAAATTAATAATGGCAGAAACAAATATAAAAAATTTAGGATTTGTTCAGCCTAATCAACTTAGAAATAAACCAATAAAATCTGATGTAATTGTTGGCTATAATTTTGGTGTCGTATCTGGCATGGCTGGTCCAGATTCAAGATATTACACTGAATATGAAGCTTGGAAGCCAATAATATTAGAATTAAATAAAATACAAGGTAACAAATTTGAAAATCCAGCTTTTTATCAATTAGGTTTATCGGTAAGCAATGAAGGGTATAATAACGAAAAAAATAAAATTTATAGTTATATAAAAAATAATAAAGAAAATTTACCAGAAAATTTGCAAAATTTAACTGAAGAAACATTTTTTGACAGAACAAAACAAGTTTATAGAGATATAGAAGAAAGTTATATTGAAGCTCAATTTTATGCTCCTGGTTTATTAAACGGTTTTCAAAGATTATTAGGGCAAGCTGGTGCTTTTATAAAACACCCACTATCAATTGGGTTTGCTGGGGCTCCGACTTTTGCTGGTGCTTCTTTAGCAAAGCAAGTTGCTGGCAATGCTTTAGTAGGTGGTTTAATAAGCATTATTGATGAGCCAGAAATAAAAGATTGGATGACTGAACTCGGTGAAGAATATGGTATAAAAGAAATGACGACAAACTTAGCTGTAAATATGGCAATTGGAGGGTTTATTCCAATATTAGGACGTAGCGTATCTTTATCTTTAAATAAAACAAAAAGATTATATAATATTTTAGATAAAAAAAATGTTCTTACACCAGCGCAAAAAAGTGAAATAGAAGAAATAATTGAAGACTTAGAAAAAATAGATGATAATCCTTTAAAAAATTCACCAGATCAATCCGAAGTTTTTCCTAAAGCAGAACACGAATCAAGACTTATTGAAACAGAAAACGCATTAAACGAAAATAAAACGCCTGACATATCAGAATTTCCAAGTTCACCAATTAAAAATAACGTTATAAAAGACAGTTCTGAAATTTCAGAAACAATATCTTTAAATCCAAATCAAATAAATGTTGAAGCAAAAAAATTCCAGTTTAAAGAATCTGATGAACTTGGTGTTACAGACAGACTTCAAGGCGTAAAAAAATGGGATAATTATCAAGCTGGTCTTGTAAGCGTTTACAAATATTCAGATGGCACTTTTTCAATAGCAGATGGGCATCAACGTTTAGCATTAGCTAAAAGATTAATGAAAGAAGACCCAGGGCAAGATATAAAATTAAATGCGTATGTTTTTGATGAAGCAGACGGTTGGACAATTCCACAAGTTCGAGCAATTGCAGCTGTAAAAAATATTGCTGAGGGCAGTGGTGAAGTATTAGATGCTGTAAAAGTTTTACGAGTTGACCCTAGCCGATTAGATAATTTACCACCTAGATCTCAATTAGTAATACAAGCTAGAGAAATAATTAAATTAAGTGATGATGCTTATGGTTCGTTTGTAAATGGTGTAATACCAGCAAATTACGCTGCTGTAATTGGGCGTTTAATTGAAGATAAATCATTACATGCAGATGCGGTTACAATATTAGCAAAAGCAGATCCACCCAATGTGTTCCAAGCAGAATCAATTGTAAGACAAGTTAATAATGCTGGGCGTGAAGAAATAGAACAAATATCATTATTTGGTGATGAGATTGTTTCTAAAAGTTTATATGCAGAACGTGCTAAAATTTTAGATCGAACATTTAAAGAATTAAAAACTGATAAAAAAAGTTTTGAAAATTTAATTAAAAACGCAGACACGCTTGAGCAAGAAGGTAATGTTTTGGTTCAAGATTTAAATCAAAGAAGGGCAAATACAGATGGTCAAGCAATCGCAATACTCCAGGCAGTCGCAAATCGCAAAGGGCCGCTCTCAGACAAACTTAACGAAGCAGCAAAGCTTGCAAGCGAAACAGGAAACTACTCAACAGCCGTTAGAGGATTTGTCCAAGATGTCAGAGGATCAATTAAATCAGGCGATTTTGAACGGATATCAGATGGCGAACTTGGACGCATTGTCGATGATCCAACGCCGCGCAGCCGATCTGAGATTGAAACAGAATCAAACGTAAAAGATTTTGATGATCCTAATGGTCAAGGATCTGTTGAGCAAACAACGGTATTAGAAAATAATTTGTTTGGAGAAGAAGTAATACCTCCTCCATTAGCAGATGAATTTGCAGATTTAAAAATTTTAATAAAAGAAAATGCACCAAAAAATCTATTACAAGCAAATCCATTTGTTGTTAAAGCGTTGCGAGATGTAGAACTAACACCCAGTACTACTTTAAAATTTGAATCTTTTACTTCTGAAAATTATATTAATACAAGAAATTTTAATATAGATGGAAAAACAATTGTTGGTGTAGAAGAAGCAATTCCATTGTGGCAAAAAAATGCAAAGGAATTAGCTTTTGTACAAACAAAAACGCCAATAGAAGAAATTGGGTACAATAAAAATGTAACAATTATTCTAGGACCGCCAGCATCGGGGAAAAGTACAATAGCAAACAGGCTGGCTATTAATAAAAAAGCTGCTATACTTGATGCAGATGAAATAAAAAAAACAATTCCTGAATATAAAAATGGTGTAGGCGTACAAGCGGTACATGAAGAAAGTTCAGAATTAACAACAATCTTGCAAAAAACATTAATCGAAGAAGGGGCAGATCATGTATTTCCAAAAATTGGAAATAGTGTGGAATCTATTCAAAGACAAATAAATTTATATAAAGAAAATGGTTATAATGTTGAATTAATCTTAGCAACAGTTGATTCAGATGAAGTTTACAAAAGAATGATTAATAGATTTGTTGAAACAAATCGAATAATACCACCGCCATTTTTAGAAAGTGTAGGAAATAATCCTAAAATTACATACGATAAATTAAAGAAAAAAGGAGAAATTAATGGTTACGCAGAAATTGACAACAATGGCAAAAACCCAATCGCTACAGAAACCTCAAAAACAGATCCAACGGGAAACATATACACAGACAGTGGAAAGGGCAGACAAGAACGAATTGAAGAACAGCCAATTTTGGACAAATTGGTTAAAGAAGAAGAAATTAATTTAGATTTAGAAATACCAATTAATGAAAATCAAACTATAACTTTGCGACAATTATCAGACGAAATAAAACAAGAAGAAGAAATGATAAAAAGAATGGAGTTCTGTGTTAGATGAGTTTTAAAAAATGTATAAATGATGGTGTTTCAGAAGGTTTAATTAAACAAGACCAGGCAGATGAAGTATTTGAATTGTTTGATGATTTAGAAACGCAATACAACAAACAAATGGGCAGTGCAGCTGCAAGTGCTAAAGCATCAATGGACGCTACTGCTGCAATAAAAAAACTTAAAGCTGATAAAAAACGACAAGCATTATTGCAAGCACAAACATGGAAAAAAATAACAAAAGATTTTAGCACCTATAAAAATGGTAATGATATAAATAGAGCAGCTTTGTCATTGTTTGATAGAGATGAATACACCAGGTTTAACAGTGTTGTTGATTTAGAAAAAGTAATAACTAGAACAGCTACAAGAGAAATGGATGAGTTTTTAGCGACATTTCGTAGAAATATAGTTGGTGAAACTAGAAATAAAGCTCGTTTAAAAAATGTTTTAAAAGAAGTTTTTAATGAAGATACTGGAGATGTGTTTGCAAAACAACTTGCTCAAGCATGGAAAACTGCATCAAATACTTTAAGAATGAGATTTAATGCAGCTGGTGGAGCAATTGGTAAAATAGAAAATTGGGGAATGCCACAAAGTCATAACGTTGTTAAAGTGAGGCAAGCATCATTTGATGAGTGGAAATCGTTTATTTTACCACGTTTAAATGTAGATAAAATGCTTGATGAAACAACTCAATTAAAATTTAGTCCTGAAAAATTAGAGATAGTTTTAAAAGATATTTATGAAACAATAGCAACGGATGGATATAATAAATTAACACCAGGCGGTGTTATGGGCAGTAAAAGCCTAGCAAATAGAAAACAAGATCATAGATTTTTAATTTTTAAAGATTCTGATTCATGGCAACAATATCAAGAAGCTTTTGGTAATTCAAATCCATTTGATACAATGATGGCTCATATAAGCACTATGGCTAGAGATATCGCTTTGATGGAAAGATTGGGACCAAACCCAAATGCAACAGTTAATTTTGTAAAACAAACAATAGCAAAAGAAAACGCTCTAAAAGGTAATTTTGAAAAAACAGCTAAGTCTCATAATAAAATAGATAATTTATATAAAGCTGTTACAGGAAAAAGTAATGCACCCATTGACGGAAAATTTGCCACGACAATGGCTGGAACTAGGCAGACACTTCAAGCAGCTCAATTAGGATCAGCAGCAGTTTCTGCTGTAACAGATGTAAACTTTCAAAGAATAGCAAGGCAAATGAATGGTTTGCCACAAACTGGTATTTTAAGAGGGTATCTTAGAAATTTAGCAAAATCAGAAGACAAAGCAAAATTAGCCATTAAACTTGGGTTAATTGCAGATGAATGGACAACGATGGCCGCAGCTCAACAACGTTATGTTGGAGACATGAGTGGGCCAGAAATTACAAGAAGAATAGCTGATTTTACAATGAAAGCTTCATTACTTTCTCCCTGGACAAATGTTGGTCGTCATGTTTTTGGCATGGAATTTTTAAGTTTCTTAGCAGATAATTCTAGCAAATCTTTCAAACAACTTAATCCAGCATTACAAAAAGCTTTAGAGCGTTATAATTTAAATGGGTCAAAATGGGATTTAATAAGAAAAACACCATTATATGAAGACAGGGGTGTTAAATTTTTACGTGCTGAAGATATTGAATATAATCCAAATATAAATTCAGAAACAGCTAGAGAGCTTGCAACTAATTTAATGGTTATGATTGAGACAGAAACAAACTTTGCTGTTCCGTCAACGTCTGTAAGAGGAAGGACAGCGCTCACAGGAGAAACGCAACCTGGAACAATTGGCGGTGAGTTATTAAGATCTTTTGCAATGTATAAAAACTTTGGTGTTACGCTTGTTAATACGCATCTTATGCGCGCTATATCCCAACAAACATTTACAGGCAAAGCTTCGATGATGACAAATTTAATAGTAAGCACAACATTAATGGGCGCGTTAGCATTGCAATTAAAAGAAATGTCTAAGGGGCGTGATCCAAAACCGTTAGATACAAAATTTTGGGGAGCAGCTTTTTTACAAGGTGGTGGGTTTGGTATTTTTGGAGATTTTCTTTTTCAAAATGCAAGCAGATATGATGGTGGTTTAAGTGAAACTATTGCTGGGCCAGTAGTCGGTTTGCTTGATGATTTTAGAAAATTAACTTTTGGTAATGCGTATCAATTAGCAACAGGTAAAACAACAAATTTTAATAGTGAGTTAATTGGTTTTACTGCAAGATACACACCAGGAAGTAGTATATGGTATGCAAGACTAGCACTTGAAAGATTAATAGTAGACCAGGCAAAACTTTTTGCAGATCCAAAAGCAAGGTCGAAAATGCGAAGGACTGAAACTAAATATCGTAAACAAATGGGACAAAAATATTGGTGGAGCCCAGGCAAAACTGAACCAAGAAGAGGGCCAGATTTATCAAAGATGTTGAGTAATTAAAAGAATTTGATATATAGAACGTAATAAGTAGGAGTATAAAATGACAGATGTACCCATTAATCCAGTTACCAGGCGTGTGCAATTTACGGGTAATACTGGAACAGGACCATACGCATTTACATTTAATATACTCCAAGCATCAGATATTGCCGTTTTTAAAAACAGCACAACACTTACATTAACAAATGATTATACCGTTGCAACAAATGCTAATGGCACAGGATCAATAACCCTAGCTACTGCGTTAATAGCTACAGATCTTTTAACAATTACTGGTGGTAGGGAGTTAAGTAGAACAACAGATTTTGTTACAGGCGGTCCTTTACTTGCCAGTACATTAAATGAGCAATTAGATAGTAATGTAATTATGTCTCAACAGCTCGATGAAAAATTTGATCGTTCTCTTAAAATTGCACAATCAGATTATACAGCAAATCTTACATTACCAATTAAATCTGTACGTGCTAATCAATTGATGGGTTTTGACGCTAGTGGTAACGCTGTTGCTGGAACAGGCAGCACATTAGATTTAACTGTTGCAAATTTAACAGCTTCATCATTAACAATTCCTATAGGTGGCAGTACAGTTATTGAAGGATTTGCTTTTGATAGCGGTAAGATATCAACAACAAATACTAATGATCCGTTAGAACTATATGCAAATGGTACAGGCAGCGTAATAGCTTCACCATCACTAACGGTAGATAATTTAAAATTAGATGGCAATACGTTTAGTTCAATAAATTCAAATGGAGATATTAATATATTTCCAAATGGTTCTGGTTCAGTAAATATGAATGCTGACCTAATGGTCTACGGCAATGATATAAATGGTGTTGCTGCTTATGTTCAAATATCAGCTTCTGCTACAGGTGGTGATGATATAAGGCTCCAAGGCAGCAATCCTGTGGTTGCCAGTTATGATACTAGCAATGTGTCAGCACAAACGCCAAGTATGCTGGGCGCGTTTTCACTTTACGGAAAAGATACAAATGGCGATTACATTGCTTACGCTACATTGCGTGGCTACGCTGAAGATCCTTTTGCTGGAACAAACGGCAAAGAGGGCAGTCTTCGAATACAAATAAATGACGACACCTCAATAAGAGAGCATAAATTTACAGCAACTGGGCTTGATGTGTATAACAATATTACTCTTTCAGGCACAGTAGATGGAAGAGATATAGCTACCGATGGCACTAAGCTAGATGGCATTACCGCTAATGCTACAACATATAGTTTTGCTGATTCAAATGGTACTGTAACAATTACTCCAGCCCAGGGAAGCGCTGCAACGCTTGTTATTGGCACTGCTGCTGGAAGCGGTGGATTGGCGATGCGTGGCAATGCTGGGGGCGCTGATAGCGTTGCATTGGGAACAAGCAGTAACGCTATAGGTGTTAATGCAATTACGATTGGTAAATCAGCAACAACATCAACAGGTTCAAACAGCCCAAATAACGGCATAGCTATAGGGGAACAAGCGCACAGTTATGGTAGTGGTACAACAGCATTAGGAAGACAAGCTTCTGCAATTGGTGATAATAGTATTGCATTGGGATCATATGCTAGTGTCCCAACAAATTATTTTAATTCTGTTGCGCTTGGAACGTCTGCAACAGTAAATGCTGCAAATCAAATTATGTTAGGAACATCAAATAAAACTGTAAAAATACCAGGAATATTAAATGTTGATGGAAATATTGTTGCTGGTGGAACGGTTGATGGGCGCGATTTAGCTTCTGATGGCACTAAGCTAGACGGCATAGAAGCTAGTGCGGATGTAACAGATGCAACAAATGTTGCTGCTGCTGGTGCTTTGATGAAATCAGGTGGCGCTATGACAGGCGCAATTACAACAAACTCTACATTTGATGGTAGAGATGTTTCCGTAGATGGTACAAAATTAGATGGGATAGAAACTAACGCAGATGTCACAGATGCTACAAATGTAAATGCTGCTGGTGCAGTAATGGTAGCTGACACAAGCACATCTGGAATGGGTTTTGTTGTTGATGAAGACAATATGAGTAGTAATAGCGCTACTAAAATACCAACCCAACAAAGTGTAAAAGCATATGTTGATTCTAATGTTGCTTCTTCAGTGCAATATAGGGGAAGCTATAATGCAGCAACTAACTCACCAAATTTAGATAATAGTCCAAGTGGTATAACAATTGGTGATATGTATACAACAACGGTTGCTGGTACATTTTACTCAACAGGGTTAGAAATAGGCGATGTTTTAATTGCTGAAGTTGACGACCCGTCTTCTTCAAGTGATTGGACGATAGTGCAGCAGAACCTAGATGCTGCTTCAATAAAAACATTATATGAAAGCAACGCGAATACAAATGCGTTTGATGATGCAGAGCAAACTAAACTTGCTGGGATCGAAGCTGGTGCTGATGTAAATATTGGTCAATATTTTATGATATCAGCAAATAGCCAAGGCGTAGCTAATGGCGAAATTATTACAACACATCCAAATGCGTCTGGCGTAACAAGCGAAGTCATTGATTTTACAGGTGGAGGTGGAACAACTGTTGCTAGGTCAGGAAATAATTTAACATTTACTAGTGCCAACACAACATATTCTTTTGCAGATGAGAATGGCACAGTTACCATAACACCAAGCACTGGTAGTGCTGCTACATTAGTTATAGGCACTGGCGCTGGTAGTGGAGCTTTAGCTTTTAGAGGTAATGCTGGAGGAGCAGATAGTATTGCCCTGGGAACAAGCTCTAATTCTATGGGTATTAATTCAATTATTATTGGTAATGATGCTAAAAGTACAGCTTCTGGAAGCGGCAATAATAATAATATAGGTATTGGGTCTGAAGCTCATCCATACGGAACAAATGCTATTGCTATAGGATATCAAGCAGTAGCGGAAGGAACAAGCGGAACAGCGCTAGGGCCATATGCAAATGTTCCTAGTAGTTATTATAACTCTGTAGCTTTAGGAATATCAGCTACAGTAACAGCTTCAAATCAAATTATGCTTGGCACTTCTAATAAAACTGTAAAAATACCAGGAACATTAGACGTAACTGGCACAGTAACAGCATCTGGACTTACTGTAGACGGTGGTGGCTCTCGACAATATATTAACTCGGGCCACTTGCGATTATCTGACGATTACAATCTAGAGTGGGGCGGTGGTACAAACTACATTAGAGGTAACAATTCTAGTGGAGCTATGTCTCTGGTTTCTACTGGCAACCTAACACTAGACGTTGCT